ACCACTTGCTGAAGATGGATAAGCGTTGTTTGATTGTTTTATGAATCTTATTATTTAGTTTATTATTTATTTCATTTGGTATTTTATACTGTTCTAAAATCAGTAAGGACTTGCCCAATCAATAAAGCAAACCTTTAACTAGCGTGGTTATACCTGGTATAACTACCTAATTCGTCAAACTACTCAATGCGTTTTCAAACCAAGGATCTTAAGTCTCCGCTTTAGGTCCTTTATCCCTTTGTGGGTTAGCGATCGGTTCGGGTTAGATTAGTTGAGCTGATTTCAATTTACCGAGACCGTTGCTGCCTACTACGTCTGCTAAAATCTCTTTATCACTGACATTCTTATAATTAAGTCTATTGCCATTGGATACAGGCGTTTGCGCCAAAGAGAAGTAGTCCAAACCCTTAGTCGGTACGAATTCGTAATTGATATGCGTGACTACGGTGAATTTGGCTCCTGAGGCGGCTCCTTCTATCAAACAGAAAAACCTAGGGTGAGACAAAGCCAAATTTCCAGTATCAAAATCTTCTGATATCTGATAAAAGTCTATGTCTGCTGGTTGATGTGGTTCATAAACGCCGATCATCGGGTGATTAGCGTTTTCTGTAGTACCACTAGGTAAATCTCTAATTGCGTCCAAGTCCTCTGCTGTGGCGAAACTATTCCAATAATATCCTAATTTAAGTGTTAAAGTTCCCTGAAGTGCGGTTGGAGGACCTATGGGTATGATTTGTAATGAAGCTGATACTACTCGGTATTGAAAAGTTGCTACGGGTAGTCCTGATGTCGATGCAAATGGATTAAGCATTGTTCTTGCCCAAGTTGGTGGAGTTCCTGGAATCCAAGCTGCGTCTGTCTATGATAAGTATACGGAATAAAGGCTTCCGAGATCCGCTCCTTATATTCCATAAGGGGACCATTAAAAACCTTTAAAACCACCAGTACCTGCTTCTACTATAAATTGTTCTTGTACGTGACAAACTGCTGTATATGCGGTAAAAGGGCTGGGAATTCTGACATTCCTAACTTTATCTGGATGTCTAATTGTCAATTCCCATAAGCCCATTGCTGCGTCACGCTCTTTCCTGTATCTCTAGGCATTTTCCATCATGCCTTTCTCACTAAGCCCCGTCACCTGTTATTGATTCCTATTCTTAGTCATTTTATTAAAGCGATTCAACATTTTGTCTCCTTTCTTTAATTTGCGGGCTTATTTCTATTCTTTCGTGTATTTGCTGTTTTTCTTTGCTGGCATTCTAAATTTAAATTTAATGGGGTGATTAGCACTTGACGGATTTTCTGACGTTTTTGTTATCCATCAAGAAGTTTAGAGGAAAGCACACTACATCACCTATTTTTGATATGCCCCTATACTAAGCAAATATAGTTAAGACTTAGGCATGTGTCAGTTAATAAGCATCTATAAGGTAATCGATTATGAGATCGTCATCACTATGAACTTGGGCTCTCAACAGTTGATATTGATACCACTTACTCTCGTATATTGCCTGTGGTATCTTTCTAACTCCGTTACTTTATCGATATCTGGATGCTATGAATTGATCCAAGCATTTAGAGTCTCCTAACGTCGTCTTGTAACATTAATACATCAGGAAAGCGTGTGCTTCTGGTTGCTTGATCAAATTCTTCTAATACCCATTGTATTCCTGGGAATGGGTTAGTATTTTCTAGGGATCTCTCGCCTGAGTAACTCGGTGATTAATATTTCTAAAAATACGGGAAACGAAAGAGAAATAGTCGCTGGTATGGTGCAAATTAATCGGATCGCATACCCTTCCCAAACTTTCATTTTCCCTATCATCTGCAGTGTGTTCCAGGATCGTTTGCAATACTTCCTAAGCGTACTTGTGTGGGACAAATATTAATTAATCATCTCCAGAAACATAGATCGCTTGTTATCCAACAGCTCTAATGAAGCCGTTTATGTCTCTGTCTAGTGGGCTTTTCCGAAGGTAATAGTTAAGATAGCATATTATACTAAACGTATTTAACCAAGTTGTGGCTGGATCTCCTGTCTACAATTGACCTCTGAAATTCATTTTACATATTTTCTTCTTGTCCATGAAACAAGTCGCTACTGCTTGTTCGGTCATCAAGATGGACTTCCAATTGTCCATAATTGCTGGTGAGATTTCATAAAAACATTCTCGTATTTAAGGCCACAAAATCGAATACACTGCTGCCGTTATTACTTATTTCAATTCTGCATGCTAAAGGGAATCATTGGACGAAGCATCCATGTCAATTACTTGCTGAGTGTATGGGGCGAATTTCTATTCGTATTTATCTGGTGTTGAGCGGTACATGTATGAAGGACATGCTCCTGATATAGCTTGTTAAATTACATTTGACACTAAACATGGTATACCGAAAGTATCATCTACGGGGGAGAAAATTGCTCTAGGCCTGTCTGGACGACCTGCTAAGACTAATGATCCATCAGAACAGATGTATTACTCTCCCGTCTTAATAAACATTTTAAATTGCTTACGTCCTCTATTATCATGAGGTTTGCCCTCTTTTATCTGTTCCCACACGGCTTTCGTGTAGTGTTATTTTTAGCTCTTAGTCCATGAATTCTTACTTTAAATAAATTCATCGACGTGATATTTGGGCAACACGACGTTTTTCAACAAATCTTTTATCATTGGGGTTATAAATTTACTGAATTGCTTTACGTCTTATGGATTGGGCCTGTGTTTACTTTTCATAACCCGATTACAAAGCAATGCACAGAAATTGGCTTTTGATTTACTAGCCCATTCGTAACAATACATTTCGGATCCTTCTGCTGTTATCAGTTTCGATCCTGTTGTGGTAGACGAAGTTTGCTTTACTTCTAACGGGTTTTCTGAGGCTACAAATTCTTGAGGGCTGACTATTTTGTTATTTAAATAGAATTTGACTCGCACTCTATCCTTCCAGACTTCCATATTTTCCCATTTAATCTCTTCTATTGGTTTAATCCTTAAGTATTTAGGTCTCTGATCTATCTATTGATTATTATTAATTGCTGGAAATTTGCTTACTCCGTCACTGCCGAAATTAAGACGCTGTGGGTGTTATATTACGTATTGTCCCTATTGCTCCATATTTCGTCTTTCCTACTCAACCCGGGCCCACAATTGTTCTGCTGGGGTCGGCAAAGCGAACACTTACCCAAACTCGAGCAGACCATATTACTGCTCATTATCCAAGGGTGGTGCTAGAACTAATGGTGCGTTATAAACTATCGGTTCAATTGCTTCTATTAGTGGTAGATCCTCAAATTCTGGATTTATTCTCTATCGATGTAAACGTTTTGGGAATACTGCTAAATATTTGGTTATTGAGAATCTTTCTACAAATTCTTGAACGAATAATTGATTAGGTGCTACTATTGTGCTTGCATTAATACTCATGAAGAATGCTCCCCATTTCCTCGTCTTAGTCTCTTTCCAGGGATTAAAGAAGTACTTGAAAATTCTTGAAGCCCAGTTGGAATCTGAGTTTAATGCTGCCATTTTCTCAAAAGTTGTAAATTCCATTATGTCCAATGGATATTAAGCCCATTGTTCTTTAACTCTTCCACTCCTGACTTACATGTTCCAGAGTGTTTTTGACATGGATAAGTACGTGGGATGTTAATACAACTGGTTTGCGCAAAAGGTGACAAAAAGATTAGGATCATCTTTGACTTAGCAATTCCTTTGCTAAAGTAAATATTTGCAGTCTAACTCGATCATTTAATTCCTATTCTAATGGTCGATGTACGAAAAATTTGTACTGTCTATCTGTGCCGTCACCCATTGCAATGGAGGGTAATCTGTGTAAGTATAAGCATGAAACACTCCATTAATAGCTCTATTAGGATGCTAGTAAATGCCTCCATTGCCCATTGCTTCGGCATAAATTCCTTATTCGCTTATTATGATTTTCATTTCTCCAAAAGGATTGAGGAGTCCATTTTCTTTGCCAAACTCCATGTGCGCTGAAAATATTGTGGAATTTTTAATATCACGAAGCAAATCAAGTTGAGGTGGAGTTATGTAGTATACGGAATCAATGAATAAAAATATCACTCGCTTGTTAGCTTATTCATGGCCTAAACATTACGTATGTACTACATCATACAACCAGTCGTAAGTTTGTGGAGCAACAATATCGTCTGGATGTGGTTTGTGTGTTGCGCAATATGCTGCGTCTAAACTACCTATGGTGGACCGAACGCCATGATAATGCAGTTTTGGTCTGATCATATTGATCTTAGCTCGGTATTTGTAATACTTAGCTCCCATGTCATAAAGCTCTCCTTCTTCTGGGAGAGCGTTGAGCAACACCACAATATTTGAGTCCCTAATGTGCCGAAGGCATGGATGGGCTGAATCATTCTTGTGATCTTCATCTGGCTTGAAAGCCTTCTTATATTCTGCCCCCTTTGGTATCATTCCCATAGTCTTCAATTTTGTCACTGCTTTCTGTTCCACATATGCGTCGAATTTAGGGAGATTGAGAACTTATTTGGCACATTTTTTCGGTTCTGATGTTTTCTTGTGGTAAACGCTTTCTGGGTCTACGTTGGCATAAAGAAAAGGCGTTTGTTTCTTGGAAGTTTTAGAAATTTTGCTGGATCGCGAAGAGGAGCTGCTGGAACTGTCAGAACTAGATACGGAGGGGTCTTAACCCAGAGCCTCTTTTATTTGCTTCTCTATTCTCTAGCATTGAGCCTTCTTCTCTGGATCCTATGGGACTCTGCACTATATGGGTTCTATTTTTCTTACCGGATCAGTTTTCCTTTCCCTTATTTCATATTCGCTGGTACACTCTTCCGGCTTGCCTATACCTGATTCGAAAACTTACAGGCTCATGGCAGGTAGGCTTCTGGTTTTCAATTGATATTCATAGTGGTTAGACTCATTCAACTTTTATTTGACCATTTTCTCCATCCAATTCATTTTGCGATTCCTAAGGGTATTTTGTGATTGCTTAATTTTCTTTGGATTCTTCCTGATTTCTTTCTAAGCTTTCTGCTCTTAAATTTTTTCATTGAGCCACTCTGCTCTTCTTTCTCGAATTTTATTATTTTATCTTAGAGGTTCTAATTCAGTTTCCGTCAGCATGTGTTTACCTAGTATCTTGATGGATTTTTTCGGTTCATAATACGATTCATTGCCTAATTCGACACAAGTTCTATCTTGGGCAATGACGTCAGCTTCGTCGCCTCGAGTATTCCAAGTCCATTAAAATTCTGACTCTAAATTCACCATCATTTGCAATTTTTCAATATCTACAGCTAAATGATATGTTTTTGGATTGGTAGTTGGAATACTGACTATTCCGAAGCGTTATAGAGGGTACAGAGCTTCTACTGGTGCTATATCGGGAATATGGCCCCCCGCTATAGCCTGAGCTCCTTTGCTTTGAAATAATCTAACCAATTGCCAGGCGTAGTAATAACAACCTCCGTTCGGTGTCTTGAGATACAATTTATTATCTTAAACACAATATGGCAAATAAGTCCAGGTTTCTTTCAAAATTTGCTGTGTCATATTGAGATAATTCCTCGGAGCATTCTTTAGTTATGAGGTGTAATATTTATACTACTCCTCTCCTGACATTTTTAGCACGTTGGCCAAGAGCGCTTAGGACAAGATCATCGTGTGTATCGGGGCTTTGATTGCAAGAAATGGGCCGTCTTATTTGTTTGCTGACAAGGCGGTCCTCTTAATTTCGGCGCTCGTGATGTGCCATCTACTGGTACTGTCGTATTTACTAATGCTTGCTAAGAAATCCCAGGTCTTATCAAAATCGTCTTTATCGGGCGTTATAAGATCTATGTGTACAGTTCTTTTCCTGCGTGATTTCTTTGTGGGTAAAGTTTTATGAATGTTTTACTACTAGCTATTAATCG